ATATGATTGGCCATATGTATACCACCACAATGTTTTTACATCCCATACAGCATCATTTCCACCTATTTGTAGCCATTTCTTTTTGTCATGAACAAAGATGTCTTTTAGTTGTAAAAAATCTGCTACAAGTTCGGGAAAGCCCCTTAATTGTTCTGTATGACGCACTGGAATTATAACTTCTATATCATTTTCTGAATATATGTATATTGCGCATAATTTTGATATAACTACATGGTGTTGAGAATTACAGAATATTGGTACTAACAATGTTTTTTTAGATTGTATATCTTGTAATATTGCAGTAACTTCTTCAGTATAATCCAGTATCATATATTAATAATAAGAAAAAAAAGTTAAATAGCCGAATTAATATCTATAGGTGTTATTATAGTATTAGATATATAAAATTCAGTTAGATTTATTAATTTTGTTTTTAACAATGCAATTTTTTTTGAAGCTTGTTCAATTGATTGTTTATTTTGTTCTGAAACCGATAATATAGATACATTATTTTTTATTTCAGTTTTTAAATTACCAGATATAATCCATTTTAATTTACATGCATTATATAAATTAGGATCAATTTTTTTTTGTTCAAATTTTTCGTACTGTTTTTGATTAATTTCTATTATATTTGATTCATTATTTTTTTTTATAAAATATCGAAAAATAAAACCATTATTTATATCAGATTGTTGAATTTGTACATTATATTGAATAAATGAATCATATTCTGTTTTAATATTTGGTTTTAATTGTTGATATATAAAAGCTAATGGTTCTGTTTCATTGTTATCTAACTTAATCAATTTTTTTGATAAATCTGCGTTCCATGTTGCTGAAGAAAAAATTTCTCCTGTAGTATATGTATGATATATACCAATATATTCTAAACCAGTTTCTTGAACTATATATTCAGAACCAAATGTATATAAGTTATTAGTAATCTCTTCTGTAGCGTAATATGATTTAAGTCTCATTAGCTTACCTTAACTTTCATTACTGTTCTAATTTTTGTTGTCCATTCTCCGCTAGTATTCACAGTATGATTAATATTCATTATAATAAATACTCCTCCTTTTTTATAACGATCTGGTAATCCGTCAAATGTAAGAACATCTCCGTATCTAAAACCATTAATTCCGTCTATAGTAAATTCTACAGTAAATGGTATAGTAGGACTAGCTATATTATTTAATACTCCTAATTCTGGTATAGGATATTTATTATGTTTTTTTGCTGCAGCTTTTATAGCAATTAAAGTTTGTTTAGATGCAGGGTCTCCAGCAAATTCTTCTTGCGCACCTTGCCATGCATTATAAGCTATTTCGTATCGGTCTTTATGTTTTGATTTTTGTTCTTCTAAAATTTCAGGAGATAGCAATGTTCCTGTAGTTTCTACTAATTGTCCATTTTCTATGGTTCGTTCTACTGTATTTGTAGCATACATGTAAGATAAAAATGGAGCAATATCTGATTCGCTAATTTCATTAGAATTTTGATTAAGAACATATGATAAATTAGATACATCTGATGGTAATTTTCCTGTAAATGAAAATTCTCGAGCAACACTTCCATTAGGATGATTTGCAAACATTGGCACAGAATATGGTATTGTTCTTTTAGTAGTATTATTAGTAGTTATTAAATTTTTACTATCATAAAATAATAATTTATCTTGATGTCGTTGATCTGGATGTGTTATTAATTTTAAATCAATTGTTCCTACGGATGCATTTTTTATATAACTACTAATTAATTTTAATACATTAGCTGGACCGTTGGTTTTTAATTTGTCTTGTTTTGACAAAGAATTTATAATTTCCTTTAAAGTATGTAATCCAAATAATATTCTACCAGTTAAATATTCAGTACCAGAAGTACTTCCTGCAGGACCAGGAGATGATCCTATTAATGATCTTAAATTATCATCATAAAAACCAGGATTTGGTTCACTTAATTTTTTATCATCTTTTTGATGTAAACCAAAAAATTGTAGTAGAAAACCTTTATTTAAACCATTACTGTTATTTGTATATGTGTGTCCTAAATCTATTATTACATTTGTAGGATCAACTGATCTAAGTTCTGAAAGCCATCTTGATTTTGTAAAACTATCTTTAGATGTGCATATAATTGTAGCTTTTGGATCGCCTGTTTTATCAATAACCGTTCTGTTAATAAAATCAATTATCCATTCTAAATTAACATATCTTAAATATTTGCTGTTATTATATGGTTGTCCCCATATGGCATGATATTCTACATGTTTAGTTACAACTCCATTTGCTGTATAATAATCATTTTGTTTTAAATCAGTCCAATTTTGTTTACCTTTAGACGTTGTTATTAATTTTTCATATTCTTCTTCAAATTTTGTATAAAATGATTTTTGTAATTTTCTTTTTGCAGGTGGAGGTGGTGGTGGTATATGTTTTGTTCCATCAGCATTTATCGGCGTTCCTTTTTTAATAGCATTACCATTAATATCAATATATAATACATTGTTAGCTAGTTGTGCAGCAGATGGAGCAGTACCAAATACGCCTGCAGAACCGCTTATTAAATCTGAACCTTTTGCTTTTCTTTTTGGTTTTTTTGGAACTATTTTTTTTGGTTTATCATCTTTATCAGGCTCCGAAGTATTAGCTAATAAACTAACATCAGTATATGTAGCACTAGCTCCTTTTAAGGCAATTTGAGCTTGCACAGACATATCTGCTTGATATGTTAAATTAAAACTAATTATCTGTCCATCAAATGATACAGTATTCATTTTTCTAAATGCATTAAAATCAGTTCTACCAGGATATAATTTTTGTAATTTATCCGCAGATGGCATTGTGTCTTCTTGATCTAATAATCCTTCGTTGTCATCTCTAGTTATTATAGCAGACTCTGGATGTTGTAATATTACTGTTACATGACGTCCTGGTCTAAAATATACAGATTCTATAAAATTTAAATCTTGTTGTGGATTTGGTATTATAAATTGTATATTTGCAGAATTTAATAATCCTTGTGCATGATCACCTATACTAACATCCATTGAAGTAATAAACGGTGGAATTCTTCTTGAAGAATTTATTCTTTCAGTGTTACTCTTTTGCGATGCACCTGTTATTGGATTAATATTGTTTGTTTGTATTTTTGTAGTTCGATCACGCATAAAACCATTTTCAGTAGAAGGTAAAAATTCTCCTTGAAGAACACTTTTACCACCTAATCTACCTCCTTTGATTTCATTGTTAGCTGCACGAATTTCTGATTTATATGGAATAATTTCTATGTTAGCAACTTTTCCTAACATATAATCCAAATCTTTATTAGTACGGCTATGAAAGCCGGATTTGCCACGAGCATTGAGTTCTGCTTGTAGATTTTTATTTACTTGACTAAAAAAAATATCGCTCATCGTGTATTATTTGTTTCAATTAAAAAATCAATTATATTGTTTTTATCTGGTATACGTATATTAGTATTAGACGGCACTATAAATGTGCCTTTTCCTATCCCATTTGCTGATGCAATAACCCACCACAAAGAAACATCTTCATAAAAAGTATATGCTAATTTATCTAATCTTTCAGATGTAGTTGTTTTAATATACACATCATCACTAGATCTGGGTATAACTGGAAATATTGTTGTTCTTCGTCTCCGTTTGCCGTTATCTTCTTTTTTTATTAATGTTGTTGAATATCGTCCCATATTGTCCTTTTAAGAATCAAAATCTTGTTGTTGCTCAATAATAGATTTATTTGTTTTTGTATCACTTAACCAATCATCATTTCCTGCTATTGGTGTTGCGTCTGCTTCAAATTGTTTAGCCAATGAATAAAAACGACCACCTTTTTGCGGAAGCCAATCAGTAACTAATTTAAGACTTATTGATACATTAAATTTTAAAGGCAGTTGCATATTAGTTCCATCATTTTCTATGTTAATTTCCCAGGAAACATCATCTCCTGCTAAAGAAACAGTGCACGAATCCATAATTGCAGGTTGTTGTACATATAAATCTCCAAGTGTAAATCTCATCCAGGATCCTTCCATGGCTATATTATTTGGATTATATGTTGGAGCTGTATATCCTACTAATGCATTTAATTTTCTCCAGATTGGTTTTAATTCATCTCGATCTGTTGCATACACATCAAAATCAAATGTAACACTTCGACTCATACCAGTATAATGATAATTGGGATCTGCACGGCCGACCATATTAACAGGATTCCATGACGGAGAAAATGTATCAGTAATTTGACCTATTGTTGCACGAAATACCATAATATCATCTTTATCATCAGTATTTCCTGCTTGTAATTTAGGACCAGTAAAATAAAATTTAATAAAATCTTGTGTCATCGAAGGTTTAAATGCTCCTAACGGACTTTCTCCACCTCCTCCAATTGTTTTTGGATTCCATAAATATGCTTCAGTTAATTTGCGCTGACCAAAGTCTATAACATTAACTTTATCACCTCTAAATGGAGTAACTAATGCCGCAGGATTACGAGTAGGTTTCCATATTTCATCATCTTTATCCCATCTTGTAGCTATATGACTTTTTGCAGTAAAATCATTTCTTAATGCAAATGGATTATCATGATCTCCCCAACCATAACCTAAATTACTTGTGTTTTCTATGTTAAATATTGAATATGCACCAACTGTTGCTGAAGCAGCTGCGTATGCTATTGCTTTATAATTAACTTTTCCTTTATTATTTTTTTCGAATGCTGCAGAAGTACCGTCTAATCTAAGAGACATTGCACCAGATTCAACATTTGATAATAGTCTAGATCTAAAATCTGCATATTTTATTCCAGGAATTGGTTTCATTGATTTTGCAGGCCCTGTATTATATACAGATCTATTTCCAATGCCAGATGGGTCTGCAGATTGTGCTATTTGTGCAACCTGCGGTACACCCAAATAAGAACCAGCTAATGTAGCTGCTTGTTGAGCGGCTCTCACTGTAATAAGTGTTCCATCTATATTAGTAGCTTTTGTTAATTGTGGTGTCCAATTTACCGAATTTGTTGTATCTTTCGATAAACCTTTATTTTCATTGAACATATTTTTGTTTGCAGTTGTGTTAAATTTCCATGTTTTAGGATAATCTAAACCAAAAACTTTTTTTGGAACTAATCCGGTTTGTTGGGTATTATAATTTAACGGCGGATTATTAAATTTATATAATTGAGGATATACATTTGATATTCTGGAAAAGAAATATGGTTTAGTTAATTTTGTTAGTAAAATAGGAGTTCTTGTTGGTCTATCAATACTCTGATTCACAGTTGGTCTTGCGTTTTCAGGAGAAAATGGCATTGATGATCTATTAGCTAATGACTGTTGTATTTTCGAGCCAATTGCATTTGCATTAAAAGTTTTTAAAAATATAGATTCAAACATAATTTATCCTTAATACTCTCTCGCACTATTTAGTTCGGTTTCACTGTTAAACATATCTTTTGTAATTTTAGCTTCTACTGTTATATTTTGTATTGCCCTAATCATTGCAGTAACCATCATAGCAATATCATTGTTACCACCACCCGGCGATGCAGTTTCAACAGGTGCAGCAATTAATAAATCTTCGTCTGCAATATTTGTGAATTTCATCAGTCCGCCGACATCTGGTGTAATTAAAGTTCTGTTACCCCCTGGTAATGATAGTATATCACCTCCAGAATCCGCAACACCTGTAACTGGTGTTCCACTTTTTAAGTCTATCAAGCCTTTTTTTACTGTAGCGATTATTTTAGTTAATCCTTCGCCGAATACTGGTAGTTCTTCGGATATAGTTGACAATGGGCTTGTAATAGCACCGAATTTTTCACTCATAATGGTTATATCACCCATTACCTTTTTGAGGCCGGTTATTTCTTGTCTCATTGTTTCTGCATTGTCTACATATGTTCTAGATGCATCTCTTAATTTGGTAATATTTTCTTCATCACTCTCCATTCGAACTTGTTCACCAGCTATCATTTTTTCATCTATAGACTTTAAATAGTCTGCAGAAATTTGTGCAGTAGTTCTAGTATCAGATGCTTTTATGAATGCTTCAACATCAGTTTTAGATGCTCCGTCTGCTCTTAATTTGTCAGCAATTGCTTCTACATCGCCGGCTTCTAACTCTAATAATTGTTCGGCACCCATTGAAGCTAATATGTCTCGCTGACGCTTCATTCGCATCATGTCGCCTTCCTGCATTCCAAAAAGCTCTGCGGCTTTTTTTCGAGCAAACATGTTGTTCTCTAGATTGTCGCCTTCTTCTTCTATGAATTTAGCCATTAATTCTGCTTGACGTGCTCCATCTCCCCGAATTGTAGCCATTCTGTATTCATTGGTTAAACTTTTGCCTTGACTGTCAAGTAAACGTTTTCCTGTTAATTGTTGATATTCAATTTCTTTGCTAACAGAAGATTCTATGTCTAATAAACTTTCACCAGCTCCATGCAATTTGTCCATAGATGTTCCAAGTGCATTTGCTTTTAATACTGCTACTTCTAAATTTCCTGGCATTTTGCTATATTGTCCGACTATATCTCCAGATACACTTGATATTCCTTCTAATAAATCTTTTTGAAGTTGAGTTGCATCCATTCCTGTTTGTTTTGCGAGTGCTGATGCTAATTCGTTTTGAGCCATAGCCGCTTCTACACCAGATTTACCAATAGAAGCTGCATACTGTTCGTATGCTAATGATGATTCTTCAGTTAACCCCATGTTATTTTGCAAATATTGTTGACCTAATAACAATTGTTGACTGTAAGCATTCATGCCTTTTTCTGAATTTAAAAATCCTGCTGTTAAACCTTTAAGACTTTCAGCATATTTAAACATTTTTTCTCCGCCAACTTCAGAAGATATTGCTACTCTACGCAATTCTAAACTAAACTTGTTAGCTCCTTCTGCATTTAAACCAAATGATTTATTTAACGCAGCATTACGTTCTTCTAGAAACGTTACGTTTTTGATTAATGCTAATTGTTTTGCAGCTAAGTCTTCAGTTAATCCAATAACTTTACCTAATCCTTGTGCGTTTGCTGCTAAGTTTGATTCAAAGCCTTTCATGCCTTGACTGAGTGCGGTAACTATTTTGGTGAATTTTGGTAATGATTTTGTTGCTTTAACTACTTTTGCATTAAAATCAGCTAGGTCTTTTTGAGCTTGGCCTTCTAAAGGGACATTAACATCTATTGCATCTCTCGCCTTTTTCTTTTTCCCCGCACTACTTGGTGTTACACCATGGCCAGGTAAATTTTGTAGACGATTTAATAATATGTTAGTTGCAATTTTCAAAATACAGTATAAGACTTTTTATATAAATATTTAAGATTATGATTTTTTTCTGTTTATATTGGGTCTAGTTACAGTATTAGCTTTTTTAGATTTTAATTTTTCTAAATGTTCTGCTTGATCGTTTTGTATTTTTTTGATTTTTGATATCCATAATTTACGTATACCTAAAGGTAAATTGTATATATCATCAAAAGACCATCGGCCTTCTCCTACCCAAAGCAATTCAAATAAACCTTCGTGAAGTTTAGTTTTATGTTTTGCGTTATACCCGAAAAAATTCTGAGTTATATTGAAACCTAGTAGTGAAGGTGCTCCCATCTTCACCTTCTATTTCCACATCATAATCTAAACCTGGTAAATTATTTGTTATATAATCTCTTAATTTTTTACTATTAATTGGCTTAAATTCAAATTTGATATAATCATTAATATATGTTTTATCTCGATTTCCGTTGATTTCTTGTATAGTTAATGATAAAAATTTAGATATAATATTATTTTCTCCAATAATTGATGTTTCTGAATTATTTAAAAATTTAAATTTAAAATTGTTATCATCAATCTGGAAATCAAATTCTCCATTACCATTATCAGTTAAATTAAATGATTTAAATTTAAGTGTAGATAATTTTATTGTTCTTTCTAATTGATTTCCAGATTTTGGATCTAATGCTACAATTGGATAATCATCACCATATGCAAATATTCTAGCAGATATAAGTATAGCTTCTTGGTCAAAAACAGGTAAATCATTCACATCAACACTAGGCGTTATAATTAATTCATTTAATAACTTTTCTAAAACTAAGCCTTGTTTTATATATGTCGAATTAGTTAGTATATCTTCATCATATGCTGTCATTTGTCTAATTTCAATTTGACCGGATCGAAGTGGATGATTTTCGGGATAAATTAAACCTTTACTAGGTATAGGAACTGAATTACCAGGCATCTTGTTTTGATGCTGTTTTTGTTCGTATTGTTTTTTTGCTATATCAATTATTGATTGATTATTAGATAGTCTGTCAGTAACTCTACTCATAAATTTCCTTTTTATAACTTTATTATAAATATATAAAACATAAAAAATAGGTACATTTCTGCACCTATCATTATAATATTATGTATTTTTTTTTAGAAATTAAAAAATGCCCAATCGAAACGAATACCTAATTCAATCGTCATCGGATCCTCTGAACTCCAATCTAATGTTGATCCAAAATTAGCTGATGTTATATAAGCTCCTTTTAATATCCACTCTTCAATTATTTCACCTAATGGAGATAATTGTCTCAATCTAATTTCTTTCTTATATTGACTTGCATATCCATCTCTACCTGTAGCAGATTCATGGTGCAATCTAATCCAATCCATTACCGCTCTTGCTCCAGATGGCATAATTGGATCATATAATGTCATGTTTATAGCACTCCATTTTGATCTTCCTTTTACATAACGCTCAATATTAATATGTTGTAAAGGTATTTCTCCATTTTCAATTGTAGGTTTAGAAGTTGTTTTAATTAGATATGAAGGTATTCCGTCTACTTCTAATATAAATTGATGTGCTCTTTTTGGCTCCCAGGAATATGCTGCATCGTAAAAATTTGTATCTACACCAAAATCCTGTAAATTAGGATCTACGGTATCTTCCAAAAATGGATGCGGTTGTGGTTTTAATTCAGCCATTATATATATCCTTTTTTTAAATAAATATAACAAACATAAAAAAAGGTAGGGTTCTGGCCTACCTTTTCATTAAAAAATTTATAGTTTATTCTGGAAAACTAGCACCAGTTGGTTGAATATTAAAATCTAAAATAATAAACTCTGCTGTCCTCGTTGGTTGTAAAAATAATTGACCATATAAAATATTTTGATCAATTAGATCTGGAGTATTATTTGATTCATCCATTACCACTCTAAATGCTGATAATCCTTGTTGAGATTTTACTTGTTCTAGATATGGATTAACAATAGATAAAAATCTAGCTCTAGTCGCAGTAGTGTTTTGTTCGAATACTAAGAATTTTGTAGACGATGCTATAAATTTCTTAACTGCAATTAACAATCTACGAACATTTACTCTGTCTAACGCACTTGGCCTTGACTGTAATGTCTTTTGACCCCAGATACAAACTCCTTCGTTAGGGAAGTTGGCAATAGGATTAACACGAGCTTCATATAAGGTATCCCTTTGTTTTTGTGCTAATGTAATATAAGTACCTAATACAGAATCTAATCCTCCTCTGTTTAATCCAGCTGGCGCAAACCACGGAGCTGCTATCGCATCATTAAATGTTAATGCTCCCGGAACAACTACAGATGGTGGCACCCAGATTGGTTTATTTTTATTTGGATCTATTATCCGAACCCACGGATAATATGTTGCAGTATAATTACTATCTAATGTTGTTACTTGATTTACAACGGTAGTTAAACTATCTTCTAATGCATTACTATCCATTACATAAAAAGTATCTTGTCTTTCTTCTACTAAATTTCTAGCAGCTGTTGTTACAATAGGATGTAAACTATCAACAATACCTGGTGTTAATAATAAATTTATATCATAAAAATCAGTATTTTCTAAAAGTTTAAATGCTTTTTTATATGCTTTCGTACCAGTAGAAGTAGCAGTACTACAATCATGTCCGAATGAATTTGCTGCAGCAATATATTTTCCTGAATATTTTTTTAAATTTGGTTTTGCTCCGTCAAACCCTCCTTGCATTGGCACCATAAACTTACGTGTTTCTATCGCTACATTTGTAGTCATCGTTGCACCATCTAATGCTGTAGTAATACTACCAGTATATGGTGATGTTAATGATGGAAATGCAACTCCAACATCTTGACTTACATCTCCGAGATAAAATGCAGTATTGCTACCAGTAGTATTACCAGTTGTTGGAATTGGAGCTAAGAAATTTAAATTATTTAAATTAGTATAATCAAATCCATGATAATTTTTACTGCTATATGATTGACCAGATAGCGTTTGTGAGTTAGTATAAACTATAGGATATAAATTTTTGCTTCCAGCCGTATCAGGCATTGGAGATTCTGGTGCTGCAAATCCAAATGGTACTAATGATGCATCATTGGTTTTATTAGATACGCCTGTTTCAACTGATACCCGAATAAATTTTGAAAGATTTGGATAATCACCATTAATACGTATATCTCCTGCATCTGTTACCGTACGGTATCTATCTCCTATTACTCTAGATATATACTTTGGAGAATCAGGATCTAGGTTAACATTTCTAAATGTTTCTACTAAATCTGGAACTCTATCTGTATCTTCTGAACTATATGGCGAATTTTCTATATTTGTAGTATTTACTCTACGAACTTCAACTGTAAATATTCCATATCCATTTGGATCAGAAACTTCAGAAGCTAATTTTATATCTCGTATACCTACTTTTACTTCATGATTAACAGAAGTACCATGTGATAGAGTATGAAATTTAATTAAATTTTTAGTAGTCGTTCCTATTTTTTGTGATGTTATATAAGGAGTTGCTGCTGTTTGAAAATCTTGTGCAAATGCATATGAGCTTAATATTTCTAATGACGTAGTAACTTCACCTTGTTGATTAAATATAGTACCAGAACGCGTTCCATCTGTATTATTAAAATTTTTATTTTCATATTGTATATATACTGGATAATCTACTGATTTAGGTGATTTTCCAAATACCTTACCAGTATATGTATTACTACTTTTTAATAAAGAAGAAGATATAAAATTTGGTGCTGCTGTTAAAAATGATCCACCAAACCCAATTGCATTGTCAGCAGCTGCTGTAAATGCACCTGAAATCAGTAAAGCAAAACTACCCGAACCAGCATCACTTAATGATGAACTTTCAAAATTACCGGCAGTTACAGGCTGAGTTGGATGTAAAACTTGCATTACATATGAATCGCCAGCTGTAGATCCTGATGTAGCTACAATAGCTAATGTTTGATCAGATAATGTATATCCATCTTCATACAATAATCTTGTTACTGTAATTATATTTCCGTTACGTAAGTAGTCTTGAACTACATGTGGTACATATGAATCATCAGTATATGATCCAAATATAGATTCAAAATCACCAAATGATGTAATTTGTGTTGGTATTAATGCTGGGCCTTTGACTGTGGTACCCATAATTGCGCCGCCAATTTGTGCAACACCGCCGGCTAAAAATGATTGGTCTACTTCATTAGTAAACACTCCGGGAGAAACTATTCGTTCTGCCATTATTTACTCCTTATATGTTTAATTATAAATATATCATAACAGACTCAAAATCAGGAAGGAGTAAAAGTTCCATCTGATATATCAATTTGTCCATCTCCATATCTATCTTTTAATTTAGATAATAATTCTTCTTCTTGTTTTCGCAATGATTCAAATTCTGATAAATACATAGTTTCTTGTTCATTTAACTGCGATTCTTGTTGTTGTAAAAAATAACGCTGTATTGAAATATTTCCAATTGAATTGGTATTTTGTGCAAATTTATCTCTTAAATGTTCTAATGATTCTAAATGCTCTTTATCTAATTTTTTTTTCATAATAATATTATATTAAAAATATATTTAAAATCAAAATTATTTTATTATATTTTGTGTCACAATACTTCCTGACGTAGAATATGGATCTGTTTCATCTTTTATTTTAGTATTCCAATGCACCTTTTTTATTGAATACATTTTTTGTAATGTTTCGGCTTGAAATTCTTGTGATGATAATAATGTTGCATATACTGTCATTGGTATTGTAGCTCTAATTAATCGATCTTCACCAATTGTATTTACTGTTTCAAAACTAATTGAACCTAATGAGGTTGAAAATTTATTAGTTTCATTACCCCATGTAAATCTATTATGTGGTAATATTTGATCTACTAAGTCATTAAGTTGCGTAGTAAAATCACACCATAACATCATTTCATATTGTATAGTTACATATTTTGGTATATTAACTACATATAATTTTTTTGAATTTTGCGGTGATTTTGTTGGTAAAGGAAATAATTGATCTTCATATTTATTTCGTTCATTATATTGAGCATGAAATATAATTTTATTTGATGGTTGTTGTCTATTTACATCTAAACCTCTATTATTACTACTTTCTTCTGCAGAATTTCGTTTTAACATAATAAGTGGAGATTGTAATTTTCCTTTTTCATCTCGTATAAATCCTAATCTTTGAACATTGTCCCATTTTTCTCCATTAGAATAAATAACAGGAACTACTACTAAATTTTTATTAGATTTTACTTGTGGTCTAATTTCGTTTTCAATATACCATTTCATGGCATAATCAACATCATATAATGTCCTACTAGGAGTTTTTATAGTATCATCATCTCTTCTAGTTTGATGAGATCGGTTTAATACAGGATCATTTGTTATAGATTCAGCACGTTTTGGATTAGGCTTATTAGTTTTTCTGTCAATATTTTGTTTATTTATTCTAGCCATTAGAATCCTTTATATGCTGGTGATTTATTATCTCCCCCAAATCTTAAATCTTTTATTGCTTGTGGTGTTTGTCTAGTTACATGAGCATTACATACAACTGATACACTATAACCATGTTCTGAACCATTAGGCCACGTATCTGGATTCTTTCCTACAAAATACTGATTTGCATCTACATTATCTAGTTCATAATATTCATTATCCCATGATACGATATCTCCAACTTCTGGATAAAAATTTGCTTTTTCTAATAAATCTCTCGATATTGCAAATGTTGATGATCTAGTATAACTATGTCCATAATCATCCATTCCTGCAGTTTTGTCATCTTTTGTAACAACACATGGTATTAATATAGAATCATAATATGTTTTATTTTCAGATTCTCCATAAATATTTGAATTACTTTGTTCTACTATAAGTTTAAAAAATTCAATTTCGGTGTCAATTACAGAATTTATAAGTTCAGAGTTAATGGCAGCTACAAATCTAGCGTCTCGTTTTCCTCCAAATAATGCCATAATATTCCTTATCCAACATATAAACGAAGGGGTATTTTTGCCATCATTTCGTTCATTTGTGTTGATTCTATATTTTGTCTTGTTAACATTTGCTCTTTGGTCATTTTATTTAAAAATTCCCGTAATTGTGTTATTAGTGCTTCTTTTTCTGATTGGCCTTGGGATATCAAATCGCTACCATCTAATGTTACTTCTCCTCCTGGGATTGGCACTGAAGAATATTTACTTCTAACTCTTCCTAACATTTCTTTTACTAACGCTGTTCCATATCTTATAATCCAAGCACGACCCATGTCATTAATTGTATTGTATTTTTGATATGTATATGGTATATTAGAGGCATCTGATACTGCGCCTGTTGTAAGAGCGGTATTACCAAATAAAACTGAACTATCAGCTTTATCTTGTTCTAACATAAATTCAAACCATATATTTTTAAAAAATGGAGTAGACATAGATCCTGATTTTGTTGGAACTGGATATATTCTTATATTATCTCCATGTATATCAAAAGAATAATGTGATTTTCTAATTCTATCATTAAATTCTATAGTTTGAATTCGTAATAAATCTGCATGTAATGGCATCAACATAAAATTAACTGATGGCGAGTATCCTCCAAAATCAAATGCATCTAATAATTGTTGTGAACCTAATCCTGTACCTACAAATGGATCAAAATATCTGATTAATGCAGGAGGAACATTATGTATTACTCTCCTAACTTCAATTCCATCAGTTGCAGATAAATTAGTACCTAATGCTTCTTCTGCAGCTGATTTTAAATTATATGTTTGTTGTCCTGTAATCATTTCAATAGATGCAGAATGCCATGTTACGTTTCCTCCCGATTCAGCTTCTGTTCCATATGCTTTTGATAATTTAGTTATATATCCAAATGAATTTCCTACTACAGCTCCAGTAAACCCGCCTGTAGACATAAAATTTGATCCTGTTTTGATACCAATAGTATTTACTAAATTATTTGTTATATTAATTTGATTAACTTGATTTGAATATTCAATTACTGCTGCTTCAAATGCAGTAAAAAAATTTACATCTTGCAATTCTATATCCATTATAGGATATCCAATATGTTGTGCAGCATATTTTGCAAATTTATCTGCATGATCTTGAAATATTGTGTCATTATCAAAAAAACCAAAAGGAGTCTTACCAGCAGAAAACGAAGAACTGCCAGGCCATACTGGTTTATTTTCACTGTAATCCATAGGTAAACCTTATTTTATAATAAATATCAAGTATGTTAGAATAACTTAGTAAGTGAGCTTTCTAATAAAGTCATATCCTTAAGAGTTTCAATTCTTCCTATACACATTTTACGTACTGCAAAGAATGTTTGTCGGGCAGGATATTGTGTCATTATTTTTATTGTTACTAATTCATGCTCTTTGCCTAAATCTTTTTCTATATGAACCATTAATACTAATCGTATTGCTCGGATTCGATCTAATACGTC